GTTTCTGGTGTAAAAGATAGTGTTGCTGAAGGTGCAGCCCCATCCGCCGCAGTTGCGGGTCAAGGAATAGGGCCAAGTGCACAAGCCGTAGAAATTGATTATGCTCGAATTGCTAAAGAAGTTTCTGTAGGCGCAAATACAGCAAACACAGAGTCTTTCTCAAATGGAGAAATGTTCTCACAAAAACTCGATACAATTCGTCAATTGATTGCTGCTAACGGGCAGAACATGGACAGACGGATGGTTGACCAATATCAAAAGTTAACAAATTCGTTTGATGAAAGTGGACGCCTTATTAGTTCGCAAGTAGATCAAAACGGCAATCAAATGGCCCGCGCAATCGATCAACAAGGTAATTTGTTAATGGCAGCATTTGACGCAACTGGTCAACGTATCATGCAAGACAGCCTCAACATAAACAGAATGATGGCTGCATTTGATCGTGTATCATTTAGAGGCGGCGGAAACTACCGAATGGGTAGACTGTCTCCGGCAAGGCGCAGACGAGGTGGCGGTTTAATGGATCAGCCGTACTCAATGAGTTTTGGTTAATCTTTCGGGGGGGTCACTTCGAAAGGAAAAATTATGCACCCTAAAACAACGTCTCAGACGGGTATTAATCTTATAAAATCATTTGAAGGTCTTCATAAAGTTGGAGACGATGGGCTTGTCCATTCCTACCGTTGCGTGGCAGGACGGTGGACGATAGGATTCGGGAGTACGAAGGGCGTAAGGTCTGGTCAACGTATTACCAAAGACGAAGCCGAACAGAAACTTAGAGAAGACTTAAAGTGGTGCGAAGACACTGTAAAACGTAATGTTGAAGTGCCTTTAACTCAAAACCAGTTTGACGGTCTTGTGTCTCTAATTTTCAACATTGGTGGACCTAACTTCCAGAAAAGTACCCTTCTAAAAAAATTAAACAAAGGTCTGTATCAAGATGTTCCAGAGCAAATCCTCAGATGGAACAAGGCCCGTGTAGAGGGAGAATTACGTGTCGTTCGTGGACTTACTCGCCGCCGTACTGCGGAAGCAGCCCTTTTCGCTATGGATGCGGACTTACCTAGCAATGGCGGTGATCTTCCACCGCAAAAAGTTGAGCAAGCGGCTCCAAAACCCCTCAAGAAAAGTAAAACAATGGCGGGGGTTGGCCTCGCGGGTGGCGCGACAATCGCTAACGAAATATCGGGGCAACTCCAAGGATTAGTCCATTATAGCGAAAACCTTAAAATTATATTTTTAGTCGTAGCATTGGCAGGGATTGGTTTAGCCGCATGGTCTAGAATAAAAGATCATAACGAAGGTGAACGCTAATGTTTGGTTTTCTAACAGGAAAACTTAAAACTTACATTATCGGTGCGTTGGCAGTGTTATTGCCCATTCTTTATGTCTTAGGGCGAAGAGATCAGAAGCAGATTCAAAGATCACAAGCCCTAGAAGACTCTCTAGAACTAGAGAAAGACCGCTCCGAATTCTACAAATCTATGGAGCAAGATTCAAATGAGATTGAAGGTAATGCCCCTTCTAGCCGTAATGATATTATTAAGCGGCTGCGCGGGAACGGTCTATAAGACAGACTTAGAAATATACTGCCCCCCAATAGAGAAGTATTCTGAAGATTATAACGAGAAATTATCAGAAGAACTCTTGGCCCTTCCTACTGAGGGAACTGCAATCGAAACTGCTTTAATAGATTATATGTCTCTGAGAGACAAAATTAGGGCTTGTTATAAGGAACGGGATAAACGGGATGGCTGAAATAGTAACTCTTAACAATACAACTTCCGGCGCATCTACGGCGGCTCCTGTAAAGACAGTAATAGATACAAATCCCGTAGTGGCAAACGAAGGTACTCAGGGCTATCAGGATATGGTCAATGATGCCGTTCCTGCGGCTGCGGGTGGTAATAGTGCAGTAGGTGATGCACTGTCTGTTGTTGAGGGTGCGGGAAACCTTAATCAAAATAATAATGCAGGACTTGAAAGTGCGGAAGGTATCGTAGGAGATCCCGCAGCCTTTTTGACTCCTGAAATGTCTTTATCAGATAACGTTCCAACTATTGACGCTGAATCTGGTTTGATAGATGCAGACGCCGATAAGTACGCTATGGATACTAGCGGCTTGAATACTGAAGTTTCTACAGCAACCGCTCAAACAGTAGATGATACTCCTACAAATCCTGGTGCAGTTACTTACGAGGCAGTCTCAACAACTGAAGATGTAGCAGACGCAGCCGGAACAGCCGAACAAGGCGTGGTTAGCGAAGAAGCCATGATCGATGCCCCTGAGATCGATATGAAAGGCACTGCTACAGGTATCAATAAAGATGGTACTGTAAACTATACGGGGCAAGCACTCACACAATTCGCATCCCAGAACATATCAACCATGATCGATACATCGACTGTGGCGGGTAAGTTATTGGCTCAAACTCTTGGTGAAGGTAATTATACTGACACCAAGGCTACAGTCATGGGCCAACTACAAGTAATTTCTGAACAGTTCGAAGGCCCGAACGGAGAGCCTATTATACCATCATGGGCGCAGAGTACGGCTAGGAACGTATCAAGGATTGCTGCATTTAAAGGTATGACAGGTACGGCTGCAACGGCGGCAATGAGTACAGCGATTATGGAAGCGACTCTTCCTATTGCTCAACAAGAGGCAACATTCTTCCAAACTGTTACGCTGAAAAATTTAGATAATAAGCAGCAAATGACGATTAACAAAGCGAACGTTCTATCTAAGATGGATCAGTTAAACGCAGATTATAAGTTACAGGCTGCAATCGAAAACTCTAAAAACTTCATGTCAATGGATTTGAAGAATTTAGATAACGCACAACAAATGGCAGTTATTAATACTCAGGCCAGAGTACAGTCAATCTTCGAAGATGCTAAAGCAACTAACGCTGCGGAAGCCTTTGCAGCAAAATCTGAGAATGATTTGGCAATGTTCTATGACAACCTTCAGTCAGTCGTATCCAGATTTAACACAGACCAGTTAAACCAAATGGCTAAGTTTACTGCGGGTGAGATAAACGACAATAACGAGTTTAATGCAAATCTCGAAAATAACAGAGAACAGTACTACACTACAATGCAATTCAACCTAGACAAGGCTAATGCTAAGTGGCGTCAGGACGTTACTCTTAAAAATGCAGAAATGACATTCGAAGCAGCCGCTCTCGATGTAAAGAATTTATTTGATATTACCACAGAGTCACTGACCAGATTATGGGATCGAGCGGACTCTCTTTTAGATTACGCATGGAAGACCTCTGAGAAAGCACTGGATAGAGAAGCAACACTTATGGCTGCACAGATCCAAGGCGGTAAGAAAAAAGGCGGACTTTGGGGTGCGTTAGGAAGTTTAGCCGGAACGTTGTTGGGTACTGAGGCAGGGTCTACAGCCGCTATTTCTGGAATAACAAAAGTATTTAGTTGGTTCTCAGACGTAAGGCTTAAAGAAGACATTAAACTCTTTGCTAAACTAGATAACGGCATCAATGTTTACAGATGGAAATGGAATGAGGAAGGCAAGCGTCTAGGCGCAGATGCTAATCCTGCATTTGGCGTACTCGCGCAGGAAGTACAGGAGATCTTTCCAGATGCAATTGAAGAAGGGGCGGATGGATACCTACGGGTTAATTATGGGATGATCGTATAATGAAGTTTGAAGATGCAATTGCAAAGTCAATTAAGACATTCATGGATGGAAAAATTCCTGAAAATTTAAATAAGACTAAAGAAGGTGGAATAAAATATACGCCGGAATATATGGATGCGTTTGCTGAAGAATTAGCATCATCTAAGTCAAAGGAGAGCGAAGATGATAACTGATCCTGTAAAAGCATTTGATGGTCCTATCCCAGGAGAAAACCTAACTAGTGATACAAAAAACTACCCTTGGCATCGTCCGCCGGATCTTGTCGATTACGATGAAATAGTAGAATACATGATCGGGCAGATTATGGAGCCTCGAACTATGAACGGCATAATGTCTTTCATTGGTGCGGGAGCAACTATATCATCATTAACTTCCTACATGATGCTTACGAATATAGGCAAAGGTAAATTCCAAATAGACATGGCTCTTTTGGCTGCGGGTCCGATAGCCCGTCTCTTACAAATATTAGCGGAAGATGCGGGGTTTGATTACGATCTAGGTGTGGATGATGACTTTGAGCGTATCTCACCAAACATGGTTCGAATGGCCCTAAATGATCCAGACATTATTCCTGATGATGATTTTATGGAATCTACAGAGGAAGAGACGCCAGAACCAACTGGTTTGATGGACCCCTCTACACCCGAAACTGTAGCAAGCGAA